GGACATGGAACATTCCCTCGAAGACCATATCTCAGAGGCTCTGTCTTACCTCACCTACGGCTTCTCTTGGTTTGAGGTGGTCTACAAGCGTAGACAAGGGGATGCCCGCTCTGGGAAGAAAAACAGCAAATACGATGATGGACGTATCGGTGTAAGGAAGATTGCTATTCGGGCACCTTGGACCGTAGAGAGTTTTGTTGTAGACCAGAAAACTGGTGATATCCTTGGCCTTCAGCAAGAGATGGGTTGGAACAGGCGTCCTGCCATGATCCCCATCGAGAAGAGCCTCTATTACAGGACCACCAGCTTCAACAATGATCCTTCTGGTCGGTCGATCCTCCGTAATGCCTACTCGGCCTACACCTACCTCAACAAGATACAAGCCTATGAGGCCATCGCCATCGAGCGGGAACTTCATGGTGTCCCTATCGGTCGTATGCCCGCTGAGTATCTATCTGCTGATGCTACGAGCGAACAGTCTTCTCTCAAGTCACAGTTTGAAGCAATTCTACGGGATTTGAAGAACAATGAACAAGGATATGCCCTCCTTCCCTCTGATCCTTATGTCGATGTGGATGGGAAGCCTACCAATCAACGCCTTATGGATGTTGAACTCATATCTGCCAATGGCAATCGGTCTATTGATATTGACCCAGTGGTAAAGCGGTATCAGCACGACATCGCACGGTCTGTGATGGCTGAGTTCCTGATGTTGGGTGGTGGTAATACTGGCTCCTATGCCCTTTCCAAGTCGAAGACTGATCTTTTCCTTCGTAGTATGGAAAGCTACATCAACACCATCGTGACGGTTCTAAACAAGCAACTGATCGAGCGTCTGTGGCAACTCAATGGTCTCCCCTATGAGACGATGCCCAAACTGGTTGCTGGTGATGTTGCCCCGCATGATCTGCGTGAGATCGCCGCTTTCCTCCGCAATCTTAACGGCGCAGAGATTTCCGTATCGCAACATCCCGAGGTTGTCGAAGAACTGATGGCAATTGCTGAAATCCCGTTTGACCGGGAAGCATACGAAGAGCGAGTTGCAAATGATACACCTGTGGCGCAAGATACTGCACTACCCAATCCTGCTCGCAACTCGTAAAATTGCCTTCGACAAAGAGCAAACCGACACACTGCTTGAGGGCGAAGTTGCTTGGTCTGCCGAGGATGGAACCCTTGATCTAGGTCTGAATGGTGGTGATACCAAACTTAAGATTGGTTTGGAAGAGTTCTACTATGTCAGGAACGCTACCGGCTCCCAGATCAACAAAGGAACTGTAGTCCGATTTGATGGCGCTCTTGGTGCTTCTGGTCGTCTCAAGGCTGCTCCCTTCTTGGCTGATGGAACCTATGATAGCCATTACGTTATGGGTGTAGCAGCAGAGAACATCCCAAATGACACTGATGGTTATGTCACTGCCTTTGGCAAGGTGCGCGGAGTAAATACCTCTGGCTATACCGCTGGTGATGTCCTTTATGCCAGTCCGTCCTCTGCCGGTCAACTGACAGCTACTCGCCCTGCACCCCCCAATAACATTGTTGTTGTAGCCGCTGCGGTAGACAGCAAGAACAATGGGAATCTTTTCGTCAGACCGACTTTTGAGGATATCTTCAATACACCTCCCGCAGCAGCCAATTCCACAGGCACTAAAGGCGAGATTGCCTTCGACGATAACTATATCTACATCTGCACAGCAACCGATACTTGGAAACGTGCAGCTATTTCAACTTGGCCCTGACATGAGGTGCTAACATGCCTGCAAACTTTATCGACCTATCTGCGGGTAATGTAGCCCGTGACTTCTCTGCGATCACTCCTAATAACACGACTGATCTGACAGGAACCTGTATCGGACTTTACGTTACAGTAGCAGGGGACGTTGTTTATCTCAATGCCAATGGTGTTGAGCGCACTGTGACGGTTCCCAACAACTTCAAACTGGATTGCATTGTCAAGCGGGTTAAAGCCACAGGCACAACCGCCACAGGCATCTATGGCTACTTCATTTAAAAGGGGCTGTCACTATGGCTGTAACCATTTCTCTTTATGACCACACTGCTAAACTCTTCGCTGACGGCTCGAATGCTGTTGGAGATACTTACAAGGTTAAACTCTACACCACTGCCACCTTCGATGCCACAAACACTCAACTGTCGGGTATCACTGGCACTGAGGCTACCACTGGCACTGGATATACTGCTGGCGGTCAAGCACTCGCTAACGTGGCTGTCACCACTGTCACCACCAATGATGCCAAGTTCGACGCTGATGATGTAACTTGGACGGCTACAGGCGGTTCGATCACGGCCTCCTATGCGGTTATCTACAATGACACTGATGCGAATGATCCCCCGATTGCCTTCATCGACTTCGATGGTTCGCAATCCGCTGGCGATCAAACTGACTTCAAGATTATCTGGAATGCAAGCGGTATCTTTACTTTCACCGTGACTTGATGGAGTAATCCAAAATGGTTAAACTCGTTAACCGCGCTAAAATGACCACTGCCACAACCGGCACGGGCACTCTTACGCTCGGTTCGGCGGTTACGGGGTTTCAATCATTTGCCGATGCTGGTGTTGTAGACGCTGACGTTGTTCGTTACGTCATCGAAGATGGTGCTGATTGGGAAATTGGCACTGGCACATACACTGCATCTGGAACCACTCTCAGCCGCACTGTAACTGAAAGCAGCAACAGTGATACTGCTCTTAGCTTGAGCGGTAATGCTGTTGTATATATCACTGCTACCAGTGCTGATGTTCAGTCCGGTGTAGACATCAACGGCGGCACCATCGACGGCGTGAGCATCGGCGCAAGCACTGCGGCCACCAGCCTCAACGTCAACGGCACGATCAAGCTGGACGGGAACTATCCTGTTGGCACGAACAACGTGGCGCTCGGGAATGCGGCGCTGGATGATGCTGGGCTGACGGGTGGCTGCAACACAGCCATTGGGGCTTGTGCGTTAACAGCGAACACCACAGGAAACCCGAACACTGCTTTGGGTTTTAGAGCTCTTGTTGGTAACACTACAGGTGGAAGTAACACTGCCGTAGGGTTTCAAACCTTGCTTGCGAACACTACGGGTTGTTGCAATACATCTATCGGCCACAACGCTCTTATCTGCAACGTCGAAGGCGACAACTCTACCGCAATAGGCTACGACGCCCTCCGCAACCAAAACCCCGTCGGCAACGCTGACATGAACAACGTGGCCGTAGGCTATCAGGCTGCGCTGTGTACGACGACTGGGACACAGAATACTGCGGTTGGGGCTTGTGCACTCAGGCTGAATACGACGGGCTGCCAGAATGTGGCCGTCGGCATTAGCAGCCTTCTTTGCAACACCACAGGGATTTTTAACACCGGTATTGGTTTTAATGCTCTACGCGAAAATCAAGAAGGCGACCAGTCCGTCGCGGTAGGCTATCAAGCTCTTTGCAACCAAAACCCCGTCGGCAACGCCGACATGAACAACGTTGCCGTGGGCTTTCAGGCTGCGCTGTGTACGACGACGGGGACGGGAAACACGGCGATTGGTGCGTGTAGCCTGAGGCTGAATACGACGGGGTGCAATAATACGGCGTCGGGCCTCAATGCCCTTCAGGCCAACACCACTGGCATCAACAACACTGCTTCTGGTGTCAGCAGCATGAACGCCAACACCACGGGCAGTTCTAATAGTGCCTTTGGACGCAGCGCCCTCTTCTCCAACACCACGGGCAGCAGCAATACCGCTACAGGTTTTCAGGCGCTTTTTGCTAACACCACAGGCGATTGTAATACTGCTTACGGACGAGATGCGTTGCTCTGCAACACGACAGGCACTCTCAACACCGCTATGGGTGTCAACGCCCTCTTTTCCAACGTCGCAGGCGACCAAAGCACCGCCTTGGGTTATGAGGCGCTTAAATTCCAAAACCCCGCCGCCAACGCCGACATGAACAACGTGGCAGTCGGTTATCAGGCTGCGCTGTGTACGACGACGGGGAACGCTAATACGACGGTTGGATTTAATTCCATGAGGGCCTCTACCACCGGCACTCAAAACACAATAATAGGCGGAAACGCTGCTTGCTCGACCACCACAGGGTCTTGCAACGTTGCTGTCGGCGTTAACGCCCTTTTTTGTAACACCACTGGTGGGCAAAACACTGCCCAAGGTCGCAGTGCTCTTTTCTCGAACACTACAGGTATTAACAATGTTGCTGTTGGCCGGGATGCACTTTTCAGCGCCACTACCGGCGACAACAACATCGGCATTGGTCGCAGTGCAGGTGTCACAGGTGTTACCCCCGCAGGCATCGTCAACATCACCACCGAGTCTAACCGCATCGTGATGGGCAATGACGACCACACCTGCGCTCAGATCAAGATTGCGTGGACGGCGACATCGGACTGCCGTGACAAGACATGCTTCCGTCCCATCGCACATGGTCTCGACTTCGTGCGCGCTCTGAAGCCGACGGAGTATCAGTTCAAGCAGGGTGGCCGCGATAGTGACAAGACAGACGGCAAGCGCCGCTACGGCTTCCTTGCACAAGAAGTCCTTCCGCTCGAAGGTGACGATCCCGTCA